ATTCATCTATTACGGAGGTAACCAAAGACATAAAAACCTTAAAAAGAAAAATAGAGAAAAAGGAAAAAGAGATTGAAAAGACTAAAAATAAAGGTGGTGACACAATTAAAGTATTAGCCTATTATACTGCCGATCCTAAAGGAAGTAGGGTACCTAAAACATTTACTTTAACTGGTGATGGATTAAAATAACTGAATAATGGCAAAACAATATTACGACAGATATCAACAATTTAAAAGTAATGGGAAATATAAAATGATTCCTTTTATTAAGTTAGAGCCTAAATCTACCGATAAAACAGTGGTTTATTTCTCACAACGTACTCGATTAGATAAATTAAGTCAAGAATATTATGGTAATCCTTATCATGGGTGGTTAATTTTATTAGCCAATCCTAAGTATGGTGGTGTAGAAGAAAGTATTCCAAACAACGAAATAATTAGAATACCCTTCCCATTTAAAGATAGTATAGAACAATATGTAAGTGCAGTGAGTACTTATGAAACATTATATGGAAGTAGTAAAAGATAGTTTTAATTATGGGAAAGACGGATCCTAAAGTTACGGAAAAAAATAAAATTTTTATTAGTTGACCCTAATCCTCCCGGAATGCAGATGCATCCACCCGAAGATTTGTTTATCTATGTTAAGTTTAGTGCTATGAATAGAAATAGAAGCACTTATTTAGGGNAAGGATGAAACTACTAAACAGGGAATTTTTACTAATACAGGCACACAAGGGGAAATAAATTTCATCGCAACTCAAGTAGCATATGATTCCGATGATAATATTATAGTGGATCAAGAACAGTCTCAGAAAACCTATGCGACCACCAGTTATACTAATATAGGGGGTGTACAAGATGTTAATAGTAGAGGAACATTAGAAGGTTTTGGTATAAAAAGTATTGATATTAAATATAATGCGAGTTTAGTACCAACGGTTGACATTACCTTTACCGACTTAAGAGGGTCATCTTTATTTGATGTAGTTGAGCACAAAAATAGAAAATCCCCATATAGTATATTTTTTAAAATGCCTTACCCAATTTTCACCTTATCAGTAAAAGGGTATTTTGGTAAAACTGTGGATTATTGTTTACATATGACTAATTGGACATCTAATTTTGATGGAACCACAGGTAATTTTGATATAAGTGCTAATTTTGTAGGATTTCAGCAAGCATTTTTAGCGGATATGGTTCTAGGAAATATAATAGGAACTGTTAATACTCAACAGGGTTACAATAATCTTAATAAGATATTTGATGCGGAAGAAAATGAAAGAAAAATAGGGGCTAATATCCCCTATGCGGATGTAGAATCAGGTAAAGAGTTAAATATACGTAAGTTAGATGATTTTCTGGTAAGAGTAAGTAAATTACAAATTGAGGTTGAAACTATAAAACAAAATTCACCAGAATTAGAATCATTAAATATATTAAATCAAAAGTTAGCTAAACTAGAAAGAATACAAACATTTATTGGTACACCATTAAGGAAAGCGGTGGTTACTCCTTCCGCCACCTCTAAAGAATTTAATGAAGGTAAAGTAAATTTAGGGGAAGAAACCGAAAAAATTACCTCAACCGAATATAAAGAAAATGACCCCAAACAAATTATAACCAGTGAGATTAAATTAGGTAATAATTTAAAAAGAGGAAGGGACTACCTATCCATTAGAGATTTTATTATTTTTAATTCTATATCTCGAGTTGCAATAGAAAGATATTTTTCTACTTTAACAGGTTTAGTAGAGGACTACCAAAAATTTGTTAATGATGCAGAAAATTTAAGTGACACATTTAAAACCTTTTCTACTATAGATAAAACTAGTGAAGAGGATTATATTAATTTATTTGAGTTAAATGAAGATAAAAAAAATGGTAATATAAGTATTAGTTATACCTCTCATTTATATGAAGATAACGATAAAACCCAAACCTTAGATAATTTATTTGACGCATTTAGTATGGATGGTATTAGTCCTGCGGTTTTATTTTATGAAAATATGGGATCTGGAGGGAATCTAAGTACTACCACTAATACCAACCCCAATACTTCTTTTAATGTTGGTGTTTTTAAAAAACAAACTCCTGGTATTGCCGCTAATGAACAAACACGAAATGATTACCTCAAAGATGGGATGGAATTGAATAATAGTGTATTGATGTTAGATTTTAGAGAATTAAGGGCAAAAACAAAGATTGAAGTAGATGTAACCAAAGCCAATATTAAAATACAACGTAAAACTGCAGAAGACGCTATAAACGCTGAGTTAAATAAAAGTTTAGATTTTTCTCCTAAGATAAGGGACGTGTTTAGAATTTTATGTAATAATACTGACGCTATGTTACAAACAGTAGCTGGTATTACTTTAGACGCTTCCAGCCCACAAAAAACCGATACTAGAAAAACCTTTTTAACTCAGAGAGGATATACTACTGATACCCCTGAAGATAATAAAACTGGGTATGCATGGCCCACTATATATGAATCTACAGATAAAGGAGTTATTGAAAAATATATGGGGGATATAGACGGTATACCCACTGATGGTACCTTTCCAGAATTTGGCTTTGTAGATGAAGTTTTTGATAATTTAGTGGCAAGGAGAAGACAATTACAAGATATAACCAAAGTAACCAACCCAAAAAAAGGTGGTACCGATACCGATAATTGGTTTCCAATCAACCCAATTGATGCGATAAATAATCCATATTATAAATTAAATAATTTAGGAGTAATAAATGAGATAAGACAAGAATTAATGAGTCAATTATTTACAAGAAGTACTGTCTTAAACACTTACTCTTCCTTTACAATGGAAAGTGGTAGTAAACATTTAACGGATTATGCGGAATTAGAGGGAATTAATGCCAATAAAGTTATTATTGCTCCTAATATAAGAAGTATGGTAATTGAAGAGTTGCGAAATCCTCAAGAACTTATTAAACATGCGTTAGATAATAAAATTGTGGAGAAAAAAAACGATAAGTATATTTTACTTAAACAAGATAACCAACTCCCCACTATTAGTGGTTTTAAGGTAAGTGGTAGTAGAAACGATGAAGTTAATTATATAATATTGGATAATAATCAAATCACTAACAATGCCACCACATTATTAAAAGACATAAAAGATAGTAATGCCTATAAGAGAATAACATTGAAAAATGAAGAGAAGAAAAAATTTAGTGGTAACTATTATTTAAGTACGTTTAGGTATAATAATTTTAAAACTTCATTATTTTATAATGTATGGCATGGGGGAATCGGGCAAGAACTTCAGGCACAAAATAAAGAATATAAAGATCAAACCATAACCTACCCTATTAATGGGACGCCTACTGTTGATCCTATTAATATGATTGACCCTCTTTATGGTACCACTGAAGGGGTATATATAAATAAATTAAATGCGTTTAGTTCTGACCCTAAAGACACCACCGCATATGATATAAAGGAAGGTGTTTTGACTGCGATGCCATTTTATTCCAACCAACCTTCTAAATATTCTAAAGCATTATTATTGCTTTCTACCTTTCCATTTATATCTTTTGAAGAGTCAGTTTTAAAAATATTAGGTGGAACACCTGACTATGTAGGGGCTAGGATTTTAGCTTTACCCACTTATTATTTATATCTTATTGGTGGATTATTGTGGAGAGAATCCCAAAATACTGACCCTATAGAATGGGGAGATTTCCCAAATCTCAAAACACCCAAAAACCAATATTTAAGTAGAATAGGGTATTTAGGGTATCAACAAGAAGAAGGAAATTACCAAGCACAGGTTTTAGAGGAAGGACTCATTAAGTTACCCACCAAAACTAAAGAAACCCTTATGGATAATTTTACTCAATTTGTAAATTATGGAGATTGGCAAAAATTTGAATTATCGGTTAAAAAATATAGAGATGATAATTTAGGTAATAATTTGACAGAGGAAGAGATAGAAAAGAGGCAGGAAAGTGGTGCAAATGAAATAGTTAGAAACTATATTAATAAACTTACCCAATTTATTTTGGTAGCCCCCAATATATTGAACCCTAATGGGGTTAATAATGGATTACAAATATCATCGTCCGATTTTAATGGATTTTTAAATAAATTCAGTCAAAGTTTTGTGGATACTAATTTACAAAGAAATAAAAAAGAGAGTGATAGTCAATCCAACGAACAAAAAACTAAAAAAGACGAAATAAATTTTAAATTACAGATTTATAATTATTTTAAAAACATTAATGATAAATGGATATCATCTAGTAAAGGAAAATCTTATAATGCGTGTGGTGGAACTAAAGCCACTACAACTTCAGATGGTACACAAAAAATAGAGGGACCTAATTTAATTGATTATTTTAAGTTTTTAAGTAGAGGTTTTACTGATTTAGGGGACACGGCAGTAGTAAATCTTAATAGTTTATTAACTTTAAGTAATCATATGGATACCAATATGTATTTTTATATTGCTAAACTTTTAAGGGACAGTAACTTTTTATTTCAAATATTACCCACTTTTATAGATTATACTAGTGTGGAAGAAATTAAAGATATGTTTAGACCAATTTCTATTGTGAGTGATGGTCATAGTAAAAAGGGTCCGGTTTATACGTGTATCTATATTGGATCATCATCCCAATACTTAGATATCGGTGATGGTAACGAATACTATTACTCAAATGATGGTTATTCTTTAAATGATAATGAAACACCGCCAGATATGTCTTTAGGTGCAAACGAAGAAAGAGATTTTTCTTTAGTGGCATTTAAAGTTGCTTTCGGTTCAGAAAATCAAGGTATTTTTAAAAATGTTTCCTTAAACCAACAAGAACATAGAGAAACTGGGGAATATTTCAGTGCTTTAAGTGATTTGGTGGATAAAAGGGGTGGTACACAAAGAAGTTATCAAGGAACCGATTTATTACGACTATTTAAAACTCGGTCTTATACTTGTAAAGTAGACGCATTAGGGTGTATGAATATCCAACCCTTAATGTATTTTGACTTACAGAATGTTCCTTTCTTTAATGGGGCATATTTGATTACTAGTGTAAACCATAATATAGTGGCTAATCATATGACTACTTCATTTACTGGTTTAAGACAATCAAAATATCTTTCACCTCCAGTTACAGAGGTAACCGCTTTCTTAAATATTGATTTGGATGAAGGTAATAATGACCCACCAGTTCCTTTTACTAATCTTACCTTTAAAGATTCCATTTATAATATTGGGGTAGAAAATCCTACGACAACTTTTATTTATGGTGATAATTTTAAATCATCTTTAGAAAATATAGGAATTGTGTTACAAGATACTGAAGTGGATGAATTAAAAGAAACATTAAGTAAGAATGGTATAATAAGTAATTCTCAAGTAACTATGTTTTTATCTATTGCTGCAACTAATTCTAATTATCTTAAAGAAAAAGAGATGGTGTGGAACATAGATGGTGATGAAGATGCCATTTTTAAATATATTGTTTATAAAGAAGATGATAATGGTAAATTTGTGGTGGATAATAATGGGAAAAAAATACCAGCAACATGGAATGATGAAAATGTTACTTTATCTACTAATATAAATGGTAAAGAGATATGGAGTCCCCCTAAGTATCTTTTATTTAACCCACCAGGTACCCCAACCCAACAAGATTTAAGTGGGTTTGAAGGTAATACGGAAGAAGGTTACGCTTATCGTTTTAGACATAGAGGGTTTATTTATATGGTAGGTAAATCCCAATATGAAAGACTATTAGATACACCAACATATAAATCTTACTATAATGATCCTTCTACTCTAACTCAAACCTTTGAAAGTACAATACAAGCAAGTATGCTGGTATGGAAGGATAAACCCACATCTGAAACTAAATCATCTAATGAATTAGCAGGAGAAGATGGTAGTGCCGCTACTTTTGCAGCCATTATTGAACAACAAAACCCTAACAAAGGTATACAAGAATATTTTGAGACTCACGAACAAGTTTTAAGTAACTTTGGTCTTTTAGTGTATGGTGATCCAGTGGGAGCTTAACTTTTTAAAAAATTATTTGTATATTTGTAAACATGAAAGTTGGAAATATTATAAGTAATATAGATTTAGAGGAAGAAAACTTTAATAACTACACCACATTATCTCAAATAGATAATGACTTACCTACTTTAATAATAGGTTGGTCAATAACTAAAGAAATATTTGGTGATAAAGTTTCCATTTTACATAAAGAAATCGAAGATAATTTATTTTGGACATTTTCAACCAAAGAAAGAAAAGTTGACTATGAGTTTGATATAGAAATCTTTAAGAGTGGGTGTTATAAAAAGATAGGGAGTCATTTACACTATGTTTATATTGATATATTACATGGAAAATATAAAATAAATAAAAAAATAATACAAAAAATTTACACCTTAAATAACCCAATTTCATATATATCAAAAAATAATATGTTATATATTTTTGATGAAAACATTGTTTTTGGTATTGATTTGAATGTATGTGAGTTAATTGGTATCCCTAACACTAAAATTATAGAGAGGATAACCTCTTTACCAAATAGTATTTTATTAGGAAATGAAATATTTAATAAATGTAAGGATTTAATAAAAAAAATTGATAATAGAGAGCGGATACTTCCTTACGTTTATAAAAATGGAAAATACAGTTAAGATAATTACTTTAGCATCTTTTGTGTTAAACGATAAAGTAGAAAGTTTCAAAAAATATTTAAATAAAAGATTTAGAACTCCTGATGATAAAATTTTTATATATCATTCAGTGGATGAACCAGATAAAAAAATAATAACTTTTAGAGTTTACCTTAGAGATGGTAAAAAAATAAATACAAAATCTTTTTTCCCCACTACTATTATTGTACATAAAAAAGGAGATTGTTTTTATACAATTAATGCATTAAATAAGTTAATTGAAAGTGAGGTAGGGGGAGAAGTTGGAAATATAAATTATAGAGAACATGAAATTGATTGGGATACACATCAAGGAAAAATGTTAATTGTAAAAGANAAAGAACTAACAATAATGAATATTGAACGTAATTTTTCTTAATATTAGGATATTTATTACTAAAGACATCAATTATGAATAATAAAGACCCAAAAATAGAAAAACAAGATTTAGAGACTAAATTGGACGAATTCTTAAATGAGGAAGGTGAAAAAGAATGTGTGGGGGAAGAATGTCTACTCAATGATGGAAAAGAAATTGTTGAGAGAGTTAATAAAGTTTATAAAACCACAGATGGTAGACAACTATTAATGTAAAATGATGAAGAAGAAAAATCTATTAAACGAAGAGCTTAAAAGGCACATGCAACTTTTAGAATATACCTTTTATATGGAAGAACCAGAAGAAGGAGATGTTGAAAATTTATTATTGGGTGGAGAACTAAATGAACAAGATCCTGTAACTGATGAAGAAGAAGTTGCGGTAGAAGATCCATTCGCAGCAGATGAAGAAGTTGAAGGTGATGAAAGTATAGAAATGGATGTAACTGCAGATGAAGAAGTTGAGGGAGAAGAGGTAGATGTTGACCCATTCGGTGGAGATGATGCAATGGAAGTAGAGGATGAGTTTATTGACACCGGTGATGAAACCTCAGTTGAGGTAGATGTAACCGATATAGTGGACAAAGCTGAGGCAACACAAGAAGAAATTGCAAGTTTAACATCAAAGATGGACGAATTACTTGGTAAGTTAGGTGACTTAGAAAATCAAGTATCAGGAATGGATCAAGTAATAACTAAAATTGACGATTTAGAAAAAGAAATTGAAGTAAGAAATCCTACACCAGTAGAAAAATTAGAAATGAGATCAATGGATTCATTTCCTTATAGTGTATCACTAACTGATTTTTGGGCAGATCAAGAAGGATATGATACCAGTGGTGAAGAAGAAGAAGAATATGTCATCACCCAAAAGGATGTAGACGAATATAGTGAGACAGATATTAAACAATCTTTTAGCTATAAAGCAGACGATGACGAAGATTAAAACCCCCCCGTTTGACAAATTGACCTATAATGAGTAAATTTATTCATTATAGGTTTTTTTATATGTTGACTTTTCCAAAAAAGTATAGTATATTTAACCAATAAATTATTATTAACAACAAATTAAAAAAATAGAAAAAATGAATAAAAGTAGTTTAGATTCCATTTTGTCACAATATGAAAAAAATAGTGACAACAATAGTTCAAAACCAAAGATTTCCAATGAGGAAAGGTTAAAGAAGTATTTTACAGAAAAACTCCAAAAAGGAGTTAAAAACGCCACACGTAGATTTAGGATATTACCCGGAAAAGATGGTAACTCTCCTTTTGCTGAGGCGTATTTCCATGAAAGACAAGTTAATGGTAAATATGAGAAATTATATTGCCCAAAATTAAATGGTGGAGATAGTTGTCCATTATGTGAAGCCCGAGAGGCACTATTAATGGAGGGTAGTAAGAAAGCTAAAGATATGGCTCGTGATTATAGTCCTAGAAAATATTATGTTGTTAAAGGTATAGATAGAGATAACGAAGATCATGGAGTTAAATTTTGGAGGTATAAACACAAATATACTGGTGATGGAGTACAGGATAAATTAATGCCTATCTTTAAGTTAAAAGGTGATATTACTGCGGCTAGAGAAGGTAGGGATATTATTATTACCACTAATCGTAATGATAAAGGGTGGAGTGTAGTATCTTCTATTATGGCCGATGATGTTACCCTACTTACAGAAAACACTACATACGCTACCGATTGGATGGGTAATGAAGAAACATTTAAAGATGTTTACGCAAAAAAATCCATTGAGTATTTAGAAATAGTTGCAAAAAATATGTCACCAGTATGGGATTCAGAGCTAAGTAAATATGTTGCAGAAGAAGAGAAAGAAGAATCTGAAACTGCATCCTTAGAAGAAGAAATAAACTTCTTAAGAGAAGACACCACANCTACAACCAATGGTACANCTACTGAGGTAGATGAAGTTGGAGTATTAGTGGAAGATTTAAAAACTGATGAAACTGACGACTTACCTTTCTAAATATGATGGCAAAAAAACCACTTAAAAAGAAATCAACTGATTTTTCTAGTATCCGGAAACGTTTTTCTTCTAGTGATAAGTATAAAGAACAAAGATACTTTGATCTAGGGGAAGCTTTCCAAAAAGCAACAGGGATTCCGGGACCAGGAATGGGTCAAATTAATATGTTATTGGGTCATTCTGATACGGGAAAAACCACTGCATTAATCCAAACCGCAGTAGATGCACAAAAGAAAGGAATACTCCCAGTTTTTATTATTACTGAACAAAAATTTAGTTTTGAACATNCCAAACAAATGGGATTAAAAACTGAATACGTTGAAGAAGTAGATGAAAATACAGGAGAAATCGACGCATTTTGGGACGGATTTTTACTTTATAAATTAGGTTTTGATTATATTGAACAATCTTTTGAATATGTAACAGAAATTTTAGATGCTCAGAAAAAGGGAGACATACCACATGACATTGTATTTTTATGGGACTCAATCGGTACTATACCATGTAAAATGAGTTTTGATGGTAAAGGTGGTAATCAACATACTGCTCGTACAATATCAGAAAAATGGGGAATGGGAATGGCACAAAGGATTACGTCATCTCGTAAAGAGAGTGCACCATATACTAATACTATGGTGTTTGTTAACCAACCTTGGGTTGAGTTACCAGATAATCCTTTTAGTCAACCCCGCATTCAACCAAAAGGTGGACAATCTATTTATTTATCCTGTGCATTAGTTTTCTTATTTGGTAAACCAAAAAAAGTAGCTGGTGTATCTAAATTGAATGCAACAAACCAAGGTCGTAAAGTTAATTTTGCAGTTAGAACTAAGGTTNGAATCCATAAAAATCATATGAATGGATTGGGGTATGCGGATTGTAGAATATTAGCCACAACACATGGTTTTATTGAAGATGATAAGAAAGCTATCGATTCTTATAAGTCAGAATATAAAGAATATTGGTCACAAGTATTTGACAAAGTGGGTGAAGATGTAGAATTTACTATTGAAGAAGGAGATACTATTGAAGCACCTGTAGAATATGTAGACCAATAACTTATTGTTTAATTTTTAGAATCGATATGAAAAGTGTCCAGACCAACTAAAAGAAAAAAATATACTAATACCCTATTAGTCGATGGTGATTCATTATTAAAAACCGCCTATCATGGAGCTAAATCTCTTTATTATAAGGAGACTCACATAGGTGGTATTTTCCAATTCCTTACTATGTTGAGGAAATGTTTAAAATGAACATCGTTACGATAGGGTTTTTGTATTTTGGGACGGTAGATTTAGTGGTAGGTTAAGGTATGACATCTATAAAGATTATAAGGCTAATAGGGATAAGGATTTCTACAAAAAACAACCTCCCTCTGAACCTGATCTTTATATCCAAAAAGAACGAGTAAGTCAATATTGTGAGGAATTATTTATCAGACAATTTAAAGACGAAATTATTGAAGCTGATGATAGTATTGCTTATTATTGTTCCCAAATAAAAAAAGATGAAAAAATTGTAATTGTTACTAATGATAGAGATATGTTACAATTAATAGATGATAGGGTAGGTATCTATATCATCAATCTACGCAAAATTATAACAACTAAAAATTATAATGAAAATTTCAACCACCATTTTACTAATTTAAAATTATTGAAAATCCTATCTGGTGATGCCAGTGATAACATTAAAGGTATTAAAGGTATCAGTGAAAAAACATTAATTAAATATTTTCCCGAATTTACCCTACAATCTTTGACATTGGAAGATATATTTAGTAAAATTGAAATAATACAAAACAAAAGAAAAACAAGATTGAAAACCTTAGATAACATAATTAATAAAGTAACTGTAGGTATACAAGGGGAACATATATATGAAGTTAATGAAAAAATTATTAATCTAAAAAAACCGCTGTTAACTGAATCTTCACAAACACAATTAGATGAACTTTTTGTTACCCCTATCGATCCGGAAGATAGAACCACAAAAAATGTTATTAAGATGATGTTAGAAGATGGATTAACAATGGCAATTCCTGGGGGTCGAGATGGATATATAAATTATTTACAACCATTTCTTAGAATCATTAAAAAAGAAAAAAATTATTTTAGTAAAAACACAAATTAAAAAAGTTATGAAAAAGAATTATGAAAATCTCCCATACGAATTTTTATTATTAATTAATAATAAACCCATTGTAGGAAGAAACTTCCAAATAAGAGGATTTAATTCGGAAAGTTTGAGATCAATGGAACTTAAATATACCATAGATGAGGTAGTAGATATTATTAGATATCAATTTAAAACTAAAAGTTATGAATATCTATATAAATATTATAATCCTTATATACAACAAGACCCACAGGAAATTGAAGCTAGATCTAAGGTAGATATTTATGATAATGAAGATCTGTTTACTTTCCAGATTAAAGTCAAAGGTAGAGTAGTGGCGGAGTCTTTGTTTAGTGGAAATGATTTTCCACCAAAAGTAAGATATGATGTAGATATACGGTCAATTATTCCGGAAATCATCAGTACTATCCAAACCGGATTAACTTTAAAAAATTATACGCGTGAATACGAAGGTTACGCGCTTTAACAGATATTTATATTTAAACCCACTTTTAGAAAAGATGACTAAAGATAAAAGAACAAATTTAGGATATTTAGGATATAGTTTTCAAATAAGATTAGTCAAACAATTAATAGAAGACGCGAAATTTTCAGAAGAAATTATGGATATTATCGAACCACAATATTTCGATAATGAATATCTTCGTCTATTGATTGCTAGTTTAAAGGATTATTTTGAAAAGTATGAAACTATACCTACATATGAAACCCTATTTCAAATAATAAGGGTAGAAATTAAACGTGAAATAGCAAGAGAATCTGCTATTGAAATGATAAAAGAAGTAAAAAATTCTGATCATAAAGATTGTCTTCATACTCAAGAAATAGCTATTAAGTTTTGTAAACAACAGGAACTCAAGAAAGCTAATAATAAAATTAGTAAAATATTAGAGGCAGGAGATTTTGATAGATATGATGAATGTGAAGAAATTTTAAAAGAAGCTTTATCGGTAGGTGGAACTAAAGATACCGGTATTGATGTGTTTCATGCCATAGATGACGTGTTGTGTGAGGATTTTAGAAATCCAATACCCACAGGTATGATTGGTATAGATAATTTAATGGATGGTGGATTATCTAAAGGAGAATTAGGTGTTATATTAGCCCCATTTGGTGTTGGTAAAACAACGTTAATAACAAAAATGGCTAACACCGCATATAATATGGGGTATAATGTAGTTCAAATATTTTTTGAAGACAACCCTAAAGTCATCCAAAGAAAACATTTTACATGTTGGACTGAAATACCATTAAATGAATTAACTGAGAATAGAGAAGAGATTAAAAACAAATTACCTAAATTTAAAAATAAGGAAGGTAATTTAATCTTAAAAAAGATGCCAAGTGATGGAACAACAATTCCTAAAATTAAACAATATCTCAGAAAATTAAGTTCAAATGGTACCAAACCAGATATAGTATTTGTAGATTACATGGATTGTGTAGTCCCAACGAAACAATTTAAAGATGAATGGTCAGGAGAAGGAAACGTTATGCGTCAATTTGAGACTATGATATCGGAATTGAATTTAGTTGGATGGACTGCAGTACAAGGTAATAGGAGTTCTATTGGTGCTAATGTAGTTGAAGCAGACATGATCGGAGGATCAATTAAAAAAGGGCAAAATAGGTCAACTTTATATTATCGGTCGCTAAAACATTAGAACAAAAAGAAGAAGGAAGGGCAACTTTAGCCATATTAAAGTCAAGGTTTGGTAAAGATGGTGTTATTTTCGAAGATATACTATTTGATAATGGAACATTAAAAATAGACACTACAATGTCAAGTGATGTTTCATTTTTAGATTTCGAAAAAGGAGAAGAAAAAAAGAAATCTAATTTAGTAATTGAGGCGATGAAAAAAAAGAAAGGCATCATGGGGAATAGCGATTAAATATAGTTTTTTAAACGTTTAAAAATGATTATGAAATATAATCATTAATAGGGGTGTTATAACTCTTATTTAAATAATAAAGATAGAAAAATAGAAAAGAAAATGAAGTTGTCAAATAAAATTTTATCAGATATTACCGTTTATATGAAATATGCAAGGTTTTTACCTGAATTAAATAGGAGAGAAACTTGGGAAGAATTAGTAGATAGGAATAAAAATATGCATATTAAAAAGTACCCACAACTAATAGAAGAAATAGAAAAATATTATAAATTTGTTTACGATAAAAAAGTATTACCCTCAATGAGGAGTATGCAATTTGGTGGTAAACCAATTGAAATATCCCCAAATAGAATTTATAATTGTGCATATATGCCGATTGATCATATAGATTCTTTTAGTGAATGTATGTTTTTATTACTTGGTGGAACTGGAGTTGGTTATTCGGTTCAGAAACATCATGTGGAGAAATTACCTCCTGTTAATAAACCATACACTAAACGAAGTAGAAGATTTTTAATTGGTGATTCTATTGAAGGTTGGGCAGATGCAATTAAGGTATTAATGAAATCTTACTTAAATGGAAAGAGTTCTAAAATAGATTTTGATTATTCGGATATTAGACCTAAAGGGGCGAGACTTATAACCTCTGGTGGTAAAGCACCGGGACCACAACCTCTTAAAGAATGTAATACTTAAAATCAAAGGAATTTTAGATAATCATGAAGATGGTGATCAATTAACCACTTTAGAAGTTCATGATATAGTATGTTATATTGCGGATGCAGTACTAGCTGGTGGTATACGAAGAGCGGCATTAATTTCTTTATTCTCTGCAGATGATGATTTAATGATTGGTTGTAAAGCAGGTAATTGGTGGGAATTAAATCCACAAAGAGGAAGATCTAATAATTCGGCTTGTTTAATGAGACATAAAATTACCAAAGAATTTTTTATGGATATTTGGAAAAGGGTAGAGTTAAGTGGGTCTGGAGAACCAGGAATATACTTAAATAATGATAAAGATTGGGGAACCAATCCTTGTTGTGAAATTGCTTTAAGACCATACCAATTCTGTAACCTATGTGAAGTTAATGTTTCTAATATACAATCTCAAGAAGATTTAAATGAAAGAGTTAAAGCTGCAGCTTTTATTGGAACATTACAAGCTGGTTATACTGACTTCCATTATCTCAGAGATATATGGAGAGAGACTACTGAAAAGGATGCCCTAATAGGGGTATCTATGACGGGTATAGGAAGTGGGAGAGTATTAGGTTATGATATGGAAGAAGCAGCTAAAGTAGTTAAAAGAGAAAATGCGAAAGTTGCAAGAATATTAGGTATAAACAAAGCGGCACGAACAACTACTGTTAAACCTGCTGGTACAACTTCATTAACATTAGGAACTTCTTCAGGTATTCATGCATGGCATAACGACTATTATATTAGGAGGATTAGAGTAGGTAAAAATGAAGCAATATATAATTATTTATATAATAACCACCCACAATTAGTAGAAGACGATTATTTTAGAGGTCATGATACCGCAGTAATATCCATACCTCAAAAATCACCTGAAGGATCTATTTTAAGAACAGAATCTGCTTTTGAATTATTAGAAAGGGTAAAGAAAGTTGCAAGTGAATGGGTTAAAAGTGGTCATCGTTCAGGATCCAATACACATAATGTATCTGCTACCATATCTCTAAAAGAAGAAGATTGGGAATTGGCTGGAGAATGGATGTGGGAAAATAGAGAGTATTATAATGGTTTATCTGTATTACCTTATAATGGTGGAACTTATGTTCAGGCACCATTTGAAGACATTACAGAGGATCAATTCAAAAATATGTCACAATGTCTTAACGATATTGATTTATCACAAGTAAGTGAAGATAAGGATGAAACTACATTAGCAGGAGAATTAGCCTGTGCNGGAGGAGCATGTGAAATCACTTAAACACTAAATCACATATAATTACATCAAAAGGTATCTTCGGATACCTTTTTTTTATCTATACTTTTCTTTTAAAAAATTTATTGTAGAATATTTATATACAAATGGCAGAGAAAAAGTATATAAATATAGATTTTCCTTTTAAAGATAGTCCAAAAGGGTTTTATTTTAAATTGAATAGCACCGATAAAGATGCGGTGAGATCCGATCTCCTTCATTTATTATTAACTAATAAAGGAGAAAGACTATATTTGCCAGAGTTTGGGAGTGATTTAAGAAAATTTATTTTTGAACCAAATGATAAAATAACACATGATCAAATAAAAGACAGTTTAAATGAATCTATTAAACAATATATACCAAATTTAATAGTAAACGAAATATCTTTTAAAAATGATGAAATACAAGAATTAATAATAGTAGATTTAAGGTATACCGTTACTGAAGGAACATTTAGTAGTAGTGATACCATACAAATAACTTTTTAATAATGATTAGAAAAATAGATTATAACGCTAGAAATTTTGCCGAAGTAAGGGATCAATTAGTAGGGTTTATACGTCAGTATTATCCGGATATTTTTTCAGATTTCAATGATGCATCGGTAGGGATGATGTTATTGGAATTAAATGCGGCGGTGGCAGATATGTTATCCTTTCATACGGATAGAATGTTTAATGAAACCCAACTTAATTATGCACAAGAAAGATCTTCTTTATTAGAATTAGCGAGAACTTTTGGGGTAAACATTCCCGGTAAACGACCCAGCATAACAGTAGTGGATTGGTCAGTTACCGTACCACCCAACGGGGATACATGGGATAGTTCTTATGCACCTTTAATGTTAAAAGGATCTCAAGCCACAGGTGCAGGTAAGGTATTTGAATTAATGGAAGATTGTGATTTTAGTTCACCTTTTACCACTGGTGGTATCCCTAATAGACTTATTATACCTAATTTTGATGGTAGTGGAGAAATTCAAAACTACACAATTACTAAAAGAGAAATTTGTTTAAATGGATTTACTAAAATATATAAAAGAGTAATAAATAGAGAAGATTATAAACCTTTCTTTGAACTAATACTTTCTGAAGATAATGTAATTGCAGTAGAAAATATCATAACTAAATCAGGTACTAATTTTAGTTCTGACCCTACTGAAGAAGAATGGGGAGATTTCGATTTAAATTTCTTTGAAGTTCCTGCCTTAGCACAGGCTCAAATGTTTATACAAGATGTAAATTCCATATCGGATAAAGGGGGTGTATTGCCAGGACAATGGAAAAATATTCCTCGTAGATTTATAAAAGAATATACTGATAATGGTTTTTGTAAAATTACTTTTGGTTCGGGAACTGAAGATGTATCTTCATTAAATGACTTTGTGGGGTGTAGAGGTCAGATTGATAGAATAGGAGATATGTTAAATAATACTTCATTAGGTGCAATCCCAGAAGCTAGTACCACTATGTTTATTAGGTATAGGGTTGGTGGTGGAAACGCTTCTAACTTAGGACCAAACACATTAAACCAATTAGGGGTAATTAATTTTATTTTAAATGCAGACAACCAAACTTTGGTTAATGGGGTAAGAAATAGTTTAACTGTGAATAATCCTATACCTGCATTGGGAGGAAAATCTGATCCATCCATAGAAGAAATTAGAAATTTAGTAAGATATAATTTTTCCGCACAAGAAAGATGTGTAACCATTAAAGATTATCAAAGTAGGGTATCATTAATGCCGGGTGAATTTGGTGTACCATTTAGAAATTGTGTGTGGGAAGAAAGAAATAAAATTAATGTTGCTATTTTAGCGTTAGATGAGAATAGCCAACTTACTACTTCGTTAACTTCCACACTTAAACATAATATTGCAGAATATTTAGCAGATTATAGAATGTTAAATGATTATGTAACAATTAAAAATGGACAAATTATTAATTTAGGGTTTGAAGTAGATTTATTTACCGACAAAAAAACCCCTAAAGGTGAAATAATTAATGGGGTGATTACCACAATTAAAGATTATTTGGACATTAATAAGTGGGATATGGGGGATAACGTTTATCTTTCGCAACTAATTGAAAATATTAATAATGTGGCAGGAGTGTTAAATGTAACCGATTTAAGAGTTTATAATAAAGTTAATGATGATGGTCAATATTCATATAATCAAATTGCACAACCTTTATTAGATGAAGCGACAGGACAAATAGATTTACTAGGTAAATATACATTATTTGGTACACCTAATGCAATGTTTGAGATAAAATACCCCAATAAAGATATTAAAGTAAGTATTAGTACCTCATAATAGTTACTTTTTAAATATTTTGATTAGTTTTAAAAAAAATAAAAGTTATGGGATGTAATACATGTAAAGACAAAAAAACACATTATCGAGCCAGCAATGGAGATACGGTAATAGATGACTCAAGAGACACTATTAATTTAATGCCTGAAAGTTTAGTCGGTCCTAATTTAGATAAAAATTTTGTTTTAAAATTTGTTGTATTCGTTGTAATTGGTCTAACATTACCATTAGTAATCTTAGCCTTATTTTACCAACTTTTTATGACTTTCTTTTTTCCTAAATCTTTAACCCGTTTTAATCAAAAATTTACTACGTGGTTTAAAGGGTTGTTTAACAAATATGCACAATATAAAGGTAAAAAGGAATTCGAAAAAAGAAAAAAAGAATTCAGTCAAAATAGGGGATATGAAGAAGGAAGTGAATTACTGGATATAGAGGTATATGAGGATGAAGATGTGGAAGTGGTAGAAGACATCAACGATAATAACATAAAAAAATAAAATGGAAGAATGTCTAAATCGTTCCGTATTCGAACAATTCCTGGTGAAGATAACGGTTATTTAAAAGTTAATGTTGATCTAACTCAGAATTATGATTTTTTAGAACTACTTAGTTTAAAAATATCACAGACGGATGACTATCAAAGCTTTTGTGGAGAATACGGTGTAGTTGCTGGTAGAATAGATATTAACAATGGATTTGGTGTTCCTAATGCTAAAGTTTCTATTTTTATACCGATTGAGGATAGTGATAGAGATAACTCTATTATTTCTAGTATATATCCTTACACCTCACCTAACCCATCAGATAAAAATGAACAAGGGATTAGATATAATCTTCTCCCTAATCAACAACAATCTTTAGATCATACACCGGTAGGTACATTTCCTGAAAAAAGAGAAATATTAGATAGTAATACTACTTTAGAGATTTATGAAAAATATTATAAGTATACCACCACCACCAATGAGGCGGGCGATTATATTCTATTTGGTGTACCGGTAGGGCAACATACTTTACATTACGATGTAGATTTAAGTGATATAGGGTTTTTATCTTCTAGACCTTTTGAATTAATTTCTCAAGGATTTAGTGAAGATCTTTTTGATAGTAGGTTTAAATTTAAAGGATCAAATAATCTTTCTAAGTTACCACAAATTATTAGTGATAATATAGAGGTAAATGTTGAACCTTATTGGTGTGACAGTTTAAGTATAGGTAGACAAATTGGTATTATAAGAAAAGATATCTCTATAAATCAAGTAGAGCTTACACCTACGTCAATATTCTTAGGGAGTATTATTTCTGATGATGAGAAAGATTCAGTAAATAAAAATTGTAAACCCGATAGAGATATGGGTCGTATGAAAGAGATGATAACTAATAGTGGTAAATTAGAAGCTATTAGGAGAACGGTGGATGGAACGATTGAAAAATTTGAAATAAATGGTGATGCAATAGATGAAAATGGTAATTGGTCAATACAATTACCTATGAATATACGAAAAGTTATAACTAATGAGTTTGGGGATTTAGTTCCGAGTCCGGATGGGGTTAAGGGAGTTGCCACTGAAGGAGACTACAGATTTAAAGTATCTATGGATCAATCGGATACAGATAAACGATTACGACAAAGAGCAAAATTTTTAGTTCCTAACCTTCATAACAATTATCATTTTAAAACTTATGGTTTTGAAGAATTAAAAGGAAGTAATCATTTCCCAATCAATAGACAATTATCAACCATAACTACTAATACTCCATATTCTGCAGATACCACCAACCAATATAATTATTTAGAAGATTTTTATAGTTTTAGGTGGAAAAAAGTTTATACAGTTAAACAATATATTGGAAGATTCCAAAAACTCCCATTAGATGAAACCAGAGGGTTTATAGGTATTAAAGATATTGCTAATGGTGAAGGAATTAATAAATTCCCCTCAAATAGGGCGGATACGAGTGTTCATCCCCTATATACTATATTATGTATACTTTTAACTTTTATTGGAACTCTGGTTGCAATCATAAATGGGGTGATAATGTTTATCAATGGTCTTATTACTGCTATCTGTAATATAAAAATACCTACTAGATTAAGATTAAAATATTGTTTTAGAATAACCGGTTGTGGAACCTGTAGTGACAGTTATGCTCAAGATTGTTATAACGGTGTAGGAAATCCGGATAATTGTGGAGTATTACCAGCTAACCCCGATTGTGGTAAATGTAGATGTTGGGCAGGTAATACTACTAATGATGGTAAAGCCGAATTTAGTATAGAATTAGGGTGGAAATGTATATTTTCCCCTTTAATTTGTAATAATTGTAACAGTTATTGTGATGAACCACATTCGTGTTGTGCTTCGTGTATAAATTACAATGGACCACCCGGCGTATATCCAGGGGCTGGTAGCCCTTATCCACCCACTTGTCTAGCGGGTAAATGTAAACAAGACGACCCTTCATATTCAGGATCAGATAAAGGAGAGTGTAAGGCCACTGCCGATTGCAATAGTCCTCATTTTAGGGGAATTTTTGATGGTTCTCCAGATTGGACTTGTTGTAGATTATGTTGTTTACAAGTACCTTTGATTAAATTAAAGTGTGCAGAGGATCCCACAAACGTATTCCAACATACCTTATTCAAAAACCCATTTATTAATGTAGATTGTAATAGAACCTATTTGGGTATTGATTCTCCTACCTCTGATAATCCAGGATCTGAACCTATTCTCTGTCAAAATTGTGGTGGACCACAAATTAAAGGTATTAAAGATTGGGTATCTTGTGTATTAGAACCAGTGGCAGTTTGGTTGAAAATGTTAAAATTTGATTTCTATAACGATTGGGTAGGTGGAACTTTATATTTCCCCCTTATTAAAAGAAAATATAAACTTAAAAAGAGAGGAAGAAAATTTGGTCAAATTAAAAAGGACAAATTCTGTCAATTTAATTGTAGGGAAACAAATTCCGCCAGTTTAATTTCTGGTATAGGTAACTATTTCACCAGTGGTAATGTTCCTACTTTACCCTCTTCTATATTTACTTCTAATTTTCAAGGAAATGATGCGGGATATAGTGTTCATAGAATACGAATTGAAAAACCTACTTATACTGATCCATTGATAACTTCTTCAGGGTGTAAATTCACCCTACAATCGGATATAAGTAGTAATTGGTTTGGCACTCAATCCAGTACTCAAGCACAAGATTTAGAATTAGCAACTAAAGAGATAGTATTAAAGGGTAAAAATGAAGCAGATGATGGTTGTCAAATACAATTTAATAGTTACGCCGCACTCCAATCATTTTTTAATGGTTACCCCTCCATTAATGTATTAGAAGAGGATAAAATAAATAAAAGTATTTATGGAGAACCAAATTATGTGTTAACCGAAGATAAATTTGGACAAGATACTTGGGTAAATATGGGTGGTTATGGGTTACAAAAAAATGTATGTAATCTTACTTATATGATAGAAAGATCAGAATATTTTAAAGAAAGTTTAGATTGTAGCCCTATTAATATTGCCGTAACTGGAAGTCCCGCAGATATTGTACCTCCCGAAACTACCCCTAGTGACCCAGGATCAGGACTATTAACAAAACCCATAGCGAATGGACATATAAGTTATACTAATACGTGTATTAAAGATTATGATTGTAACCCAGCCTGTGGGTCTAATGGAGTTCAAGCATGTAATTTATTCTGTGATTGTAATGCTACTATACCAAGTATTTCTGATTATAAAAAGATTATCTCTCATGGGTTAATTACTTGGTTTAACCAAGAAATTTTTTATACACCAGTTATTCCTTCTGGAGATACTAAATTTAATTGGGCAGAGTATAAAGCCAATCTTATGCTACCAACCACCATAATGGAATTAGGTAGTATGACATTTTGTGATGTAGACGATGCACCATTTATAATGAATGATTTACCACCAACAACTTATGGTGTAAGTTATGAATCCGTTAAATATAAAACTAAAATAGATGATGCTCCAGCTGGAATATATAAAGTAACCAAGTTCAAAGACAAAGAAGGAAGTATAAATTTAAGTGCTTATGTGGAATTTGGGTGTGTTGCAACCGTATGTTTTAATTCTCCTGCCACCGTTGCTGGTTCTCAGATAGGTGTAGATTCTATTGATAAAAATGATATAGGTATTGAAATTGGAACTTGTTTTATGAGGTTTGAACATGATGTTGATGTGAGAGAATATTTCTGTAAACGATTTAATGGATATAAAGATGAACAATTAGGATTCCATTACCAAAGACCGGGATCCAATCAGTTTGAAAATGATTATGAGGAATATCCTGCGATGCAATTATTAGAAAACCCTCAACGTACTTATGTATTTACCACTCAAGGAAATAGAAGATATGTATCGGAATATAATGACAGTGATTTCTTTACTCCGGGTGATGGTTGTGGTTATTATGCGTATAAACCAGATGGTCAACCAGATAACACTATTAATCCCGATTATTTCTATGGGTTGGCTCCGGGTCATACGATGACATTAATTAATTTCCCTAATGGTAATGATACAATAGATTTTGGTCAAACTTCTCATGGTGGAGGAACCGATTATATTTCCGATACCTATAATGGGAGTTATGACGCTAAAGGTATAAGATTTAATAGAAGTCAAACTCCTTATTATCTTTATTTTGGTTTAGTGCCAGGTAAAACGGCGTTACATAAAACGGTGGGTAAATTC